GAATACGACCGACCCCGGAACGTTGTTAATATCTTGCACGGGGCTGAAGTGTGCCGGGAGCAAGTATTGCGATGCTAATCCAGGCAACAATGCTTCGTACAGTTTTGGTTGGACTAAGGGGAATAAACATGTTCGGATCAAAGTTGAAGACAAGGGCGCATGGGAAAAATTAAAACCCTTAGAAAGAATCAAGAGGGTTAAATGAGAATGGAAGTCTTATACGGATTGATCGATCCGCCGGGAACAAAGCTAATTTGCGTCTGCCCGCTCAAAATACCATGCGGGCCATGTGAAAGAAAAAAACGTTATTTGCAAACCGAAAAAAAGTCGCATCCTCCCGAAGAAGTGGAAGATTATATGCTGAGGTATTTCCCGAATGCCTAATCCATACGAGCATGAGGAGCAAAAGCGGGTTGTCGAATGGTGCCGATGGGTGAGAAATAAATATCCGGCCGCCGAACGGATATTCGCCATTCCAAACGGCGGCTGGCGACATAAAGCGACCGCCGGGAAACTTAAGGCGGAAGGTGCGAGACCAGGCATTCCCGACCTTTTTTTACCGGTCCCCAAGGGATCGTGTCACGGCCTTTGGATCGAAATGAAGCGTCGAGGGGGCCGAATATCCGAAAACCAAAAGGCGGAAATTGAATTGCTTCAAGCGGACGGGTACCGGGTGGAAGTCTGTTATGGAGCCGACCAGGCAATTAAAGTATTGGAGGATTATTTTTCATGAGAGTTATGAAAGTATTTTTATTTATTGTTTTTTTGTTGACGCCATCGTTAGCCCTATGCGCCAATGTGGGTTTTGTAAATGAAGCTCCATTCCCTTTAACCGTGCAATTTTTCGAGGCTCACGGCCCTGATGAATTGGAAACGGTTATGGAATCGCTTGTTGCTCCGGGGCAAATCATTGATTTGTCCGACAATATATCAAGCGGCGTTTACGTGGTCGCTTGGCTGCTTGGCGACGAGGTGCTTCAAGCCTGTTTATTTGAAATCGAGGGAAACGTTCCCTTTATCATCTTCACTCCCACCGGGTTTTATATTCATAAGGACACGGTAATCACCGAAACAGGCCCCAGCCAATATCGAGTCGAACACGCGAGCGGGGGTGCGATATGACGAGTTTTTTCTTCGGGTTTATTGTCACGTTTATCGGGGTTGGGCTGGCGGCGCTTTTAATAGTCATCCTAAACAGGCCCTAACCAATATCGAATCGAATACGCGGGGGTGCGATATGACGAGTTTTTTCTTCGGGTTGATTATCGGGTTTATGTTAGGTGCGTTTTTAATAGCCATCCTGATTAATGAAAATAGAATGGATTAACAAATATGACCGTGGTCGGCTCCGTATTAACAGAGGCCCTTGCCGTTATAAACGGTGAGCGTCAAGATCATTACGGCGCTCCGGAGAATAGCTTTGACTTGATAGCCAAGCTTTGGAGCGCTTACATGGGCAACCCCATTACGCCTAAAGACGTGGCCATGCTAATGGCCTTATTCAAAATTGCCCGCGAATACAACCAACACAAGCGGGACAACCTCGTTGACGCCGCCGGGTATATCGGGATTGCTGGAGACTTGGAGATAGTGGAATGAACATAAATCTTAAACGAATGAAGCTAACACCGGAACTATTAAGGGATAATGAAGAGTTCGGAGTGGTTTTTTTAGCACTGTTTCTCACACCGGGGAGCACAATTGCGTGAAGTTTGAAAGTAATGAAAAAACAATCAGGTTGGAATGCGAGTATTGTAAAAAACGTTGGTAATTATTGATAAGTACCAACGTTTTGTAAAAAAATAATCAGGCTATATTCCCCTAAGCGAGAAAGCCAGCCTGATTATTATATACCGGCCTACCGGTGTGACGGATTACCTTATTAAGGTAAGGTCTTGTGTTCAAAAAGCAAGGGCCGCGCCCTTGGTCGAAGCCTCAAGGGATGTGTTGATCGGGAATAACGTCAACCTTGTAAGAATGCAACTCTTCTATTCCTATTTCCAATAGGGTTTGAGTGAAGATCTCATCTTTTGACGTTTGCCATATATAAGGTTCGCCTTCGTCGCTCATAACAATAAATACAAAATCCCTGACCGGATGCTTGGATAAAAAATCCAATATATCATTTATGATATGCTCAAAAGCTTCGGGCAACATACAAGTATTTCTTGTCAGTTCGATTCAAGGCATGATCTGATTTGTTCACGTATGACATAATATTCTTTCACGGCTCTGCACATGGCCGGAAGAGCATTCGGGCAATAAACCTCGTATTCATCGGCCAATTTATTTGACCATTCCTTATCCCAGGACGCGATGGCCGGGGCCGGGCAAAAATTAGAATCCCTCGCGGCGCAGCTTGTCAACAAACAAATCGTCATGCTGAGTATCAGCATGAGCGTCAGCCGCCGCCTGAGCCTGCTCTCGTAACGCTTCATTTTCCGCTTCCGTTTGCTTTATCCGCTCTTCCCTACGTCCGCTTTGAACGAGCCTCCCTGAGGCAATGGCCCATAAAGCCGCTTTTAACGCGCCCAGGAAGGCCGCCAAAATCCGCAACATTAGTCTTCGAAATATTCCATGGGCTTCTTGATTATATTCACGAGATTTTGAATTTCCTCGGCGGTGGGAGGTTCATTCGTTTCGTCACGCCACTCGTCGATTAAGTCGAGAAGTTCGGGAAGCGCGTTGTTAATCAAAATAGTGGAAACGGCCGCAATGAATTCAAGTTTGATTCGGTTTTCGTCCAACATTATTTTTTCTCCTCGGCGATAAAGCCGTTTACCAATTCAATAAATTGATTGTAAGAATCCAGCATTTGATTGATAGCCGCAGTCACGGCCTCTTTGCCGGACTTTCCCTCCGTGGCTTCATAAACCTGCACGGCCGCCACTGCGGCCTGAAAGCTCGTATAAACAACCTCTGCGGCGGCAATTACGTTTTCTTTTTGTTGTTCGGTCAAGTGACCCTGGCGATACATTTCACCGGCCGAGGTCATGGCCACATCATAAGACGTTCCCACCGTGTTTAAAGTATTATAAGAATTGGTTAAAAAGTCGTTGCTCGCACATCCCGATAATCCGATAGCCATGATTAGGCTGCAGATCAACAGGCCCGTCATTAAAAGCTTGGCCCTCATTAATACCCCCTATTTTAGTTTTTTGGTGGCGGTGACCCGACCGTAAACAGTCAAAACAAAACCGGCTATGGAGGCCAAAGCCTCAACCGCGACCGTGGTTTCCTCTTCGCCCAACTCAACCCCAAAGGATTGAGCAAACGCGATAAAGAAGAGCACCATAGCGCCAATTATGGTTTTGGACAGATACCAAGGCTTGGTGGTCATCTTATCTCCTTGTCGTTTTTTAGAATAAAAAAAGATCGCCCCATGTTTGAGGCCCGACAATGCCATCAACAATAAGTCCGTGCTCTTTTTGAAATTCCATGACCGCGCTTTTGGTGTTCGGCCCGAATATTCCGTCAGTCTCGACGCCTAACTTATCTTGAACCCACATGACATCCCGCCCTCTATCACCGAAGCCTAAAACTCTGCGCTCGGTGGCGAACGGGTCGTCATTTTCCCATGGGGGTTCCTTAAACAATCGACTGTTGACATCGTCGCGAAGCATTTCCCTGTTTATGCCGTACCCCGGACACGGCTTGGGAGCAAAATTCCGATGAAAATAAATGTTTCTATTCGATATTTTATGTTTAATACAAAGGCGGGTGCAGAGCTCCACTAGTTTGTTATATTGCTCTTCAGGCAACGGACAAAGTTTGTTATCGAACCCCTTCCAAGGGTCGCCGCCCACCAGGCATACTCCAAGGCTTCGATAGTTCATGCCCTGTTCACGGCAATGAGCGCCGGGCTGCCTTTCCGGCCGCCCGATTAAAATCTCGTAAGAGCCGTGAACATTTTCTATTCCGTAGTGGTAACCGATATCAATAAAATTTCTTTCTTCAATATGGTATTTACGAAGCGACGGCCAGTCCAAATACCCGTGATCCGGGCTGGCGCTGCAATGTATTACAAGGTTTTCCGGTCGGTTCATTATATACCTCACACATTAATGTCATATAGCTCTTATGCAATTCATATGCCCCTCGTACGGCCTTACGAGCGGAACCCGACGAGGGTTTTTCTTGTAAACTATTTAAATTTCTTGAATATTGTCAAAGGCCACGGGAGCGTCATACAAACATTTTTTTATTATAATGTTGTCTGAAGAAATATCGACTATCACGGCCCCGACTTTGGAGCTTAATTTTTTATGCCCATAAAATTTAACAAGAGGAGCCCACTCGAACCACAATTGCCAGCCAGGACAGACAATCAGGTGCCGATGGGTTTTTTCCAAATGATCCCATTGATGATAATGGTGCCGACAAAAAAGATCCACCGGGTGTTTTAAATCTCCCTTGCCGATAGCCATATCTAAAAACATGGACTCCTTGTCTAAAAAAGTCCCCGGATACTGATAAGGTGGACCATGCCCGTGAGCCCAATTAAGCACCTTGTTTGTTCCGCTTATTTTTAAGTTGGCCACCGCCCCCAAAAAAACACCACCCAACCCTTCAATTATCATTTGGTCAAGCGATACGGTTAAAGCCTGGTGATAGTCGCTTCCGGAAACCCCGAAGACCGGACGGCCCTTCATGTAAGGCATAAACAGCTGAATGGCGGCTTGGGCTTGATGTTGCGGAACCGGGGTTGTTGTTCCGGACCCCCAACCCTTGACGTTGGACCCTTGCGCAAGGTCGCCGCCGAACAAAATCATCTCCGCGTCGCGAGCTTCACGAGTGAAAAAATCGTCAAGGTATTGTTTTAGAACCTTCTGGTGTTTGGAAAACGGGATGGGATTGCCCGATCTGGTTTCATAATAGTCCGGCCATAACCCCACTTGGCTGCCAACGTGAGCGTCGCCCAGGATGGCTAAACGTCTATACACTCGTCACCAAGTAAACATGCCACCATGTCATGATCAATTTGAGGATCCGGATAGGCTCTTTTCCATCCTCTGCGTTTAGCGGCCTTTTCCACCGCATCATAGGATCTATGAGGCAACATATTTTGAATAGTCGGGATATCATACCCCTTGTCCAAGGCCCGACGTAGTATGTCCAATTCCAAATCGTTCCATGGTTGACGACCCATATTTTAAATACCCTTTCTTCTCCAACCGGCCTTGATTCTTGCATCACCCATGCCAACAAGTAAGTTACGGTCCCTTAAACACCCCGGACAACCAAGCCATAATCGCCAACAATATTGCCGACACCAAGCTTCCCGCAGCCGTGTAAGCGGCCTGCGTACGGCTCATTTTTGATTCAAGCACCGTGACGCGAGTCGGCAAATCGTCTTGTTCTGCTTGGCAATGATGTATGCCAACCGTATATTCCAACCTCCCTAAACGACCCGCTATGCCGTTATCTCCTTGCTCTCCAAATAGCAAGGCCCATAACTCGGTCAATTTCGAGCACTGTTCCATACAAACGGCGCTTTGCCGGGCTTGCTGCTCCTTGATTTCTATAAGCAAGTCCAATATTTGAGCATCAACCCCAGGCACTAGTGTCCTCCCGCCTTAATCTTGTCTCCCACCGCCTGTTTGAGCGTCTTCCGTTCAGCCAGTAGGTCCTGGACATCTTGCGGCAGGTCGGATAGCCTGATCACGTTCTTATCGATCAACACCGAAAATAGGTCTTCGACCACCTCGACCAGCTCGTGTTTAGTTTCAGTCAACCTTTGTTCTTGTCGTTTTTTTGCGGCTTGTCCTTCGGACCAGGAGCTACCGTTCCACACGGGCTTTTTGAAATTGGCTGGAGGCGGTGTGGTTATTTCGGGAACTTCGCCAATCTCTGTAATTTCATACAGGCTACCGTCGGTTGTATAAGCCGTGGTCCCTCGGTAGTTGGACTTGACCGTCCAACGGTTGTTTTCACGTACTGCAACTTCATTTTGCCTGGTCTCCGGCGGTGCCTCGGTAACGGCGTTCGAAGGAATCAAGTAACGAGTGTTGCCAAGCTCGGCCTCTTTGGGATCAAGCCTAGCCGGCTTGGTGCCGAGGTATTCTCTTGTAACTGGATGGTATTGGTATATCTGCATGTGTGCTCCTTAGTAAACTACTACAAACATGACGTTGATGTTTTTCGGCCTGGTCTCGTTGCCGCCGGAACTGGCCGTAACGGAACTGAAATCCGAGTTAGTATCAGTGGACGTGTACTCGGTAACATAATTAGGCGATACATCGTCAAAATACCAAAAGGAAACGGCTCCATCAGGTCCATGATTATGGCTTTCGTATTCATCCGCCTGCAAAGTCCCCACATGGTCGCCGGTGGTCGTATCGCCCCGGTCGGTGCGTGAAGCCGCGTCCGGGTCCGTCCCCGCTCCGTGATCCCAACCACGCATGAACCGCCCGCGCAAATCCGGCAGATTGAACGTCGTTGAGCCGTCTCCGTCGCCATACATATCTCCGAAGAGGGCATACAAGTCGGAATAAGTGCTTCGTGAAATCGCCGAGCCGTCACATTCCAGCGTCCCGGTGGGCGGAGTCTCGGTGTGCATGATCGGCAGTATTGTCCCGGTGGGCATTTGAGCGTAGGTCAGTTTAACGTCATGAGTCCCGTCGGCGTTATGCTCCGTGCTGAAGGGAGCCAGTGACGGCGAGTTGAACTGTTTCCAGTCGCCCCGGTAATAGTAAGCCTTGCCGGTGTCGCTTTCGATCCAGATATCGCCCTCGCTCGGCGACGATCCGGCTCGTGCGGCCGCCGTGCCGACAGTGGCCCCGGATGAAGAAATGCCGGTTATTTTTAATGCGCTGTCACCGGCGCTAAAAACAAGGTTCAACGCCTCCGAGGCGGACTGCTTGCAATTCAGGGAGCCGCCGGACAACACTTTATTAAGTATTTCAGTTAGGCTATATTGTTCAGCCATTTCAACCTCCAAAAATCTTTTGCCGCAAGGTCTTTTTGGGTGTAGTTTCCGGTTCGGTTTCAGTCACACCTTGTTGCCTGTCGATCAAAGCATGGACCAACAACAATAACTCCCTGTTTTGTTCTCGTAAATAACGCCGCTCTTTTTCCTGGTTGACCGCCATTTTGTTCATGGCCTCGGTCAAACTCATTTGCTCACTCATCACCCCACCTTGCCTTTGTTTATTTCCTTTAAATATTCCATCGCCTGAACGGCGATTTCATTTTTAGTCTTGTTTAACTCATCGATTAAAGATTGTTTTTCCTCATCGGTTTTATTGGGGTCAAGGGCGATTAGCTCAATACGATTATTGATTTTTGACATAGACCCACGCACCTTATTCGCCGCCTTGCGCCAAGCCACCAAATTTTCAAACTCTTTTTTGATTTCTTCAAACCTGGTCAAATCCCCGGTCTGAATGCAATACTGCATGGAAGCGTAAGCTTGCTCCGCCTCAACCATTTTCTCATAAAACTCTTGCGTATGCTTGGTCGTTCCCGGTTCACGAGTTTTAACAAAAGCTTCCGTTAACGGGTTGTAGTCCGGTATATCAGGAAATCCCATAGCGCCCCTCGTGGCCATATCCATAAAATGCAAGGTCATAGAGCCGACTGTGGCGAAGTAAGCTCTAATCGCGTGCTCCGTTTTTAATGGCGATAGTCCAAGAGCCTCACCCACATCGGTTCTAGCCAAGCTCTGGGCAAGAGGAGATGTGTAATATTTGGTTCGATCCGCCGGTAACCTACGCTGTTGCGCAAATCCTTCAATTGGAGCGTCTCTATAGAAAGATTTGTTCGCCCACAATTCTATCATCGGCCTGTAAGCCTGAGGCAACGGATTGAACGAAAACGTATCCATGGCGGTCTTGGTTAACATCTTTTTAAAATATTCCCAGTCTTCCCTGCCCTCCATGGATTCGGCGAAAGCCACCGGCAATGTCCCTAACAAGGCTCCCATTTCAAAGGGCTTGGGAATAAATATTTTATGGTCGCCGATTTTAGCGAAATAAAACATTCTTTTTTCATAGTCGTTCAGCTTTTTATAATCCTCATCGTCCTTGAACGCTTCGTAAAGCAAGTATCCGGCCATGAACAAGGCCAGCCCTTTTAAAGCCATGGCTTTATTTTCTTTGGGATTTCTAACAAGATCTCCGCCGGACCTGGCGATTTTATACAGGCCTTGGATTCTGGCCCCCATAAACGGGACAGTGTTCACTAGAAACTGCAAGGCTCCGCCGACCCATCCTTCTCCCGATCCGGACAAGGAAAAGTCCATAATGTCCCGGCCCTCATAAACCGCCCGGCTATGCCCCACTCCTTTTTTTCGTAACCTGGAATATAACCCCACCCTGGAAGCGTTTTCGGATATCTCGGCCAGGTAGCTCATAAAATGAATCACTTTATTAGGTGAATCAATTATGCTAACTTTGGCCTTCCCCCCGAATTTCTTTATCAGGCGATCCGCAACAACCTCCGAGGCCCGAGCGTTTTGAGATTGTAGGTAACTCCCGGAAAAGGCCCCACCCCCGGTTTTGAACGCGATATAATCAGGATGATTCCGAATTATTTTAGCCGCGCCCTTTACCGCGTCCCAAGGATTGAAACCCTTATGAATCACCGATGTGTGCAACGGGTCCCTGATTAAGTTTCGCAGCCAGAAAGTCGGGACCATCGTCGCCCCGGCGGTTAGTATTCTTTTATGCCAAGCGAAAAATTTGTCACCGGCGCTTTTTAAAGACTTTATATTAATTTGAGTCAAGGCATTGAATAATTCGGGGTCGTTAATACGATAATGAACCTGTTGGCCGTTTTGCTGAAAAGTAATAATGTGCTTGGAAGTTATCGAAGGCGAGCGGACTTTGTCAACCATGCCTTCTATTTGCTGCTCTTCGATAAAATTTATCGTGTCGTCGATCACTTTGTTCCGTTGAGCTTCTCTGGTTAAATGAACCCAACTATGCAACAAGTTTTGCAAGGGGTCGCCGATCCTGCGGTCACTCCCCAGGATCTTTTTAATGCCGGTGTTTATACTTTGAACATTAAAGCCGGGCCTTTTGGTTTCCTCTTGTTGAGAGATTTCTTCAAAAACCCTATAGTAAGGCACGTAAAATGAATCGGCCTTCATTCTGTCGGCAAGCGCCGCGTCAATAAACCCTAACCGATGAACCGCTTCGATAATAGAGTTGTTTAGCACCCTGACCTTTCGCGCCGCCTCGATAAAATGTTTGTCGTTACGTTCCGCGATGGTTTTAAACACCCGGTCACGCCGCTCTTGGTCCATCAATTTTTCAGTGTAATCTTTTTTCTTGGGCAGATCTTCCTCGGCTCGCTTGGCCGCCATCCAATAAAACAGGTTAATAGGATCAACGCTTTTATAATCCCCGTCTTTGAGGTCGCGTCGAAGGTCCTTCATAATTTGTTCGAGGCCCTGTGCGCCGTTTTTTTGAACGGACTTGACATCAACCACCATTTGACCGTCTTCCACGGTCAAGGGGCCGTACTTAATCAACCCCTCGACCTGACCGGCTCCGCCTGCCGTGTTACGCGCCCTGGTATACAATTGGTGCGCAATTTCCTTACTGTTCGAAGTTTGCCCCTTCTCCCCAAGCTTTAAGATGGGATGAAGCCTGTCCACAAGAGACGTTCGGCTTAAAGCCTTGCCGACCTTATCGGCGACGCTTTCCTTTTTTTCTTCGCCGAACATGTCCCGTAAGGCTTCCGGAGCCCGGTGCTTGGCGAACAAAGGTTGCCCCTCATACACGGCCTCACGCTTCATGCGCTCATTGATGGGAATATGCCAAACTTCTTGACCCTCGTTTATTGTGGTCGTCCCTACTTTTCCGCCCCACTTTTTCGTGTATTTGCCCACGGCCTTGGGTAAAATATTATCATAGAACCCTTTCATCCCTTTGCCGAAATCATATGAAACACCTTGGGGAATAGGCAAACGCCTCCCCCCTCCCCAAGCGGAAAGAGCTCCTTTCCCTCTACGCATTTTATCGGCGACGTCTTTCCCGAAGATTTTATCCAACTCGGAACCTTTAAATACCTTTCCGTAGTTGCCGAGACCAAGATCAAATGCTACAAAAAAATTATCATTGCTTTTTTTTCTATAGTATATCCTTTCAACACGCTCATTAATGTTCTCAAAGCTATATCTGTCAGATTGCACTTGCCCCGGCGTCCAAGCCACACCATCGAACCCTCCCTCTGCGGCCATGCGGAGAATTTTTTTGAAGGCCAGCAAAGCCCAGGTTTCAGTCTTCTTGAATGGCTGATGCGGTGCGCCATACCCTTTTCTCTTCTTCGGAAGGACGGTTCCAAGGATTTCCGCCGCGTCTTCCGCTTCAACTTTGTCGGTATACTCAGCGCCAAGGTTTTCTAAATTAACCTTGCGATCGTCAAACCTCCACACGGGACGCTGTTCATCCCAATAACCCTTTTCGCGTCCTTCTTGAGCCCAGTCGCTTTGAATTTCATCCACGTAAAGAATACGGTTATTGTCGACATCAAGCCGCTCACTGACACGAAAATGCACAACCGGGTTGGGTGCCATTCTTCCACTCCAATGGGAACTTGTATATTTCACCCCCCTATCGGCGTCAAGCGGAAGCGTCATTATTATTTCCCGGTAATTCGATTTAGGCCCAGGGGTCTGATATCTATCATATTTTGTTGGGGTCAGTTCCCGGAATGTTTCATGGCGCTCTTCGTCAGGAAATAATTCAAAAAGCGGAATGTCATCAACTCTTTGATAGAGTTCATCCTTTTTGGAAAAGAGGAATTCCCATTCATCCTTTTCCACCACAAAACCATGCAAGCCATCATCCTCAGGAAGCCCCAACTTATCCATAAAAAGCTGGGCCTCTTTTTTAGTTTTAAACCGATTGTTGTTTTCAAGAAACTCTTTAGTTATTGGGTTTTCCGGATCGCCGATACGCCCGGCCTCAAGGTCCTTGTCCGTTACTTCACGATCCCACGTGATCACCCATGGTTTTTCTTTATTCCTTACAAAATAATCATGCGCATCAATATTGAATTTTTTAAGACGAGTCTTCCATTCGGTAAGATTCGGGGTGATTGAAAGCTTGCGCTTTAAATTCTCTCGTCTCACTTCCCAATAAGCGGGGTCGTTTGCCCTTGGGGATGGGAATACAACCGTCTCTAATTTTATTTCGTTTGCTCTCAGATAGCCTAAAACATCTTCCTTGGTCACCTTGCCTTCCCGCTTATCCAACCATTCCAGCAACCCGGACCATTCTAATTCCTCGGACTTTATCTCGCCCTTGTCTCGCCAAGATTTTATGGTCTGTTTGATTTGTTGGGCGGGGCCGGACCCCGGCAATTTCTTTTCCATGGTCCTATACATCTGGCTATAATAAGTGTCAGCCGCTTCGGAGTAACTAGGCTTGCGAGTAATCATCATTCGGTCGCCCACTCGCCTGCCGTAAATCGACCCCGATTCAATATCATGCAAAATACCGTAAACGGAACGGTTATGAACCCCGGCCAACTCGGCCAGCTTGGCAACCCAGCGCCTAATCTTGTTGATCGTCTTTTGAACGGCCCCCGCCAAATCATCGCGATACAAGGAAGCCTCTATAAACCTGGCCCGGTCTTCCACGCCGCCGTTATCTATGGACCTTTGGATCTTGCCTTTTTTAATCAAATCCCTGATATGGTCGCGTAAAACCGCCACCTCCGCCTTGGACAGGATACCGCTGTCTTCCAGCCAATGAGTCGTCTCGTGATACAAAGTCCACCGGTCGGCGGTGTCTTTCTTGAGCGTAATGGTGTTATTGATATACCGGCCCTGTATTTGCTTGCCGTCGTTGGCGAACTGAACCTCGACGACATCCGGACCGATATGCTTGGCGTAATTTATCTTCAAAGACCGACCGCCATGAGTATCCACCGATACACTGCCGTCTTTGTTTACCGAGACACGTTGACCTTTAAAAACTTTCTTGATATCATCCAAAGACACGGCTTCGCCGGTTTGGCTTTCCTTGCTGTAAAGCGCGTTGTCAAAAAGGCGAAGGTCTTCCTTGTTTTGCAAAACATTTCGTTTGTCTCGTAAAATAGTATCGGAAATTATAGCCCGTTTAACGGTGGTCAAACCCGTACCGGTAACCGGGGCAACCTGGTCAAGGTTTAGCATATCCGACAGTTCTTCATCGCTTATAGGCTTTCCGTTTGCATCCCTGACCGTTTGGCCGTCAAAGTCGTAAGTCATGCCTTGCAGCTGAGGTAAATATCTATAAACAAGCTCCCTGGCCTTGGTCAGTAGCGATACTATGTTTTGCCCGTGCTGACCGGCTTCCCAGGAAGGCAGACGGTGCGCCGAACTTGGCCATAAATGCTTGGTCGTTCTATGGCGCAAAGCGGAAGATATCATGTTTTCTATATAGCGCAGCAAGTTAATCGGCGTATACCCGGCCGTGTCCGGCAACATCACGAAATCGTTATTGTGCGCCCAGGTCAACGCTATTTGATGCAAGGTCGAACCCATATACTGGTTGGCGAACGATGAATCGATATAGAAATGATTCGGGTTATTGTTGGAAGCCGGAATAATCCTAATGTAACCCTGCGATGTTTTTAAGTGCCAAACCGTTTTATTCCCTTTTCTTTTCCTTTCAACGGTCACTTTTTCGCCGCCGATTTCTTGGGCGACTTTGTGTATATCCTTGCTTTTTGATTTAGGAAGCCGGAAGGCCTTGGTCTTTTTCGCCATTTCCCCCCAGGCTTGCAAAAGCCGCCTCTGTTGCTCTTTGCGCAAAGGCCTTCGTAAAGGCGTTTCGCCTAGATAACGATCAGTGCTCGTATCATAAATTGTTTCCATTTCATAGGCTTCGTCCATTATCGCGTCATAATCGGGGACGCGTAGACTCGAATCCGGTTTCCCTTCCGGAAAAAGATCCGACAAGAAAACTACTTCGGCCTCCCGACCCAAAGGCGCGTCCGCTTCTTCGGCATCATATAAGCTCTCGCCGTCGCGGTAAGCCCGAATCGGATTTCCCATCATTTCTTGGTAACTGTCGTATTGGTCGGCCAGGTATTTCTGTTCCGGCTCATCCACCCAAAAGCTCGGCGGCACTTCCGCGTTTAGTAAATCGCCGAATGTATCGCTATTTGTATATGCTTTAGTCAGCTGGTCCAGTTTTTCGGCTCCAGCCGCCGCGAAATAAACCCCGTTAGCGGGAACCTTGCCCCCTCGTATTTTTACTCCGCCCTTTTTGTAAGCGTGCTGTTTGGTTTGGATGATCATTCGGGCCAGGTCGGCATCGTTAAGCGACAGATTAAAGCCTATTTTTCTAAGAAAATCCCTTAGCAGGCCGATGGCCTTTTGAAACATCCCGTTGGAATAGTCCCCGCGAACCGCCTTGTCGGTCAACCATTCCTCAGCCGCCTTCCTTTTTTGGGGCACTGTGTTCCCAGGTAGGTTTTGCTGAACGGCAATCCCGTCCAACACCGCGTCAAATCGTTCGCCCAAGACCGGCCTCAACCCCTCATGGAACATCTCGTGAGCAAGGGTTTCTTCTATTTGAGCCAGGCTCTGATGGTTGCCGGAAATAATATAAATGGAGTTGTCGAATTCAAAAAACAAGCCCTGGACAAGCAGCCCGCGTTGGGGCACCAGGCGGCGCTTTTCGGCCGGTAAATCGTCTATGCTTTCAATAACCGTAACGTTGGGTTTTTTAACGGTTTTGGAAATTAATTTCTTGACTCTTTCCTCGGCCTTGCTTCGTTCCGGCGGCGTCCAATTTCGACGAGGTTGGGGTGAGGTTCGTTGCCGGACATCCCCAATCTCTTCCACATATTGTACGACACTTTTTTTATCAACCCCGAACAACTTGTCTATATAAGCGTCCACGGCTTCAACGATGGGAGCCAAATCCCTATCGATCACAGCCTCGGCTTGGATCTCGCCGTAAGCCCCGGTTAACAATCCCGATTTTCCAAGCAGTTGATGTTTGTATTTCCCCAGGGACGTGGGTTGCATTTTGCTGAATCCCTGTTCGGCGGCCAAGGCCCTTAGCTCGTCCTGCAAATCGACAAGAAAATTTCTTATTTTAGCCGCCAACCCTGTTTGAGTTTCCGCCTCGATGTGACTTAAGGCCAGTAAAAGCGATTCGTTGCCGCCTTCATCCAACACCCTTTCCGCTCTCTTGACGCCCAGTTTTCGAGCCGCCCCGCGAACGGCATCCTCGACAGACGCCGCTTGTTTTTTTAGAGGCGGCTCCGGCGACAACCTCGGCTCAACGTCGGCCTTTTTACCCGTATCCGGTTTCCCCGGTGCCGCGTTGATTTTTTGAGCTATACTATCAACTATATCCGCCTTTTTCCCCTTGACCGGAAGGCCTATGTCTTGCGCAATCGAAGAAAGAACTTTTTTGTTCAGCCTCGATAGATACGGTTTGACTTCGTTTCCGTCCAAGTCCAATAGAGCGGAAAGATGTTGTTGTGATTCGGTCAATTCGTCAATGGGGTTGACATCTCTCTCCGGAACAGGCTTCATGACATCGGCGTCGGTCGCCTTTTCTTTTATTCCGCCCAAAGCCTGAATAGCCGTTTTAACGTCAAGCTCGCTTATATATTCAAAAACCCTGGTATTGGAGTCAATTATCTCTTGTTCGGTGTACCAGCCGCTTTCAACCTCTTCCCGGACTCGCGGCAAAAAGTCTTCATCCCACTCCAGTTCCTCGGCCAGTGCCTCTGGCGTTTTACCTTCCATCTCCACATATTTAGTCGGCTCTTCCTCAAGCGAATCAAGTTGCTTCGCCACAGCGGCTTCGGCGGTGAATTCGGGTTCGGCGTCCATATCTTCCGCCCCGGACTCGTCAAGGTCAACCTCCGCCTCGGCCTCAGGTTCAACGGCTGGTTTCGGTTCGATAACCGGACCGGCTAAAGTGTCCATGATGGGTTCTTGCAGTTTTGCTCCGGACTCTCCAACAATAGCCGCCTCCAAGTCGGCCTTTTTCATTCGGCTATAATTCTTGATCCCCATCTCTTTGGCCAGCCGCTTCAAGGCCGCTACGGTTTTATATTGTGTTCTCATAAAATCGCGGGCCTCTTGGGTCGTGCCGTTAAAAGACTTCAACGCGGCCGCGTCTTTCTCGGCGTCGCCTGAAATCTCTTGGGTCTTCTGTTCGGGTGTTGTTTCCGTAATTCGCGTCTCGGTTTTCTTTGGCGGCTTTTTTTCCGTATCCAACCGCACAACCAACTGAGGAATACCGTTGATCTCGATTTGTCCTTCTCGTTCTTCCGGCGTCGATAAAGACCAATCGCCGCGAGCAAAAACCGCCCGGCCGTCCCGCCCCATTTCCCGTAAAGTTTCTTTAACCTTGTCCATGGGCAAGCCGGACGCCTGTTGCAAATGGTATATGCCGACACTCGAAAAGCCGGTTTCTTCCACTAACTCACTATATGCGTCGAATAGTTTTTCTTCCGTGGCGGTTTTAGCTGTGTCTTTTTTCGCCTCGGGTTCCCGTTTAGGGGTGGTTTTTTTCTCGCTGGACAATCGTTCGGCCATTTCACGACCAAATGTGCTCATCTTTTGGGGGTCGCCGGATACTGCGGTTGCTCCTTCCGTCGCCCGTTTAGTCGGATCTTCCCCACCATGTTCGTATTTATATTCAGAGATCCCAGCCGCCATGGCATCTTCAATCTCGGCAAACCCGGCCTCGTCTCTTGGTGAAGTTATGAAATCGTCGCCCCTTCGATATTCATAACCATAGTTCCCGTTGTCAAGTTTTTTAACTATAACATTGACATCCTCGCCATTGCCTATGGCGTAGTTCTTAAAATCCGGATCATAAGTCCATTCCGGAGTGACAAGATCATCATCGGTTTCCGCTTCCGGATATTCCGTTCCTATGGCTTTTCTTTGATCGGGCTCAGTTCCGGTCTCGGGTTCCCGTTTAGGGGTGGTTTCTTGCTCAAGAAAATCCCGCGTTTCAGGAATTTCTTCCGCTATTTCTTCGGCGGGTTGTTGTTCTTGTCTTCGTTCCGCTTTTCTCCTATCTTGAGGCGTGCTCCCGGTAGTTCTTTCAATAAATCCTGGAGGCTTTTGCCTTCTTCTGTCTTTGGATCTTCTTTCATCACCAGTTCCGCTTTCAGATCTGGTGGTCTCAGCCAAGCGCTCGTCCGCTTCTTGGAATGTTTGTCCTTCGGCATATCTAAACTCCGGTATGTATTCGAACATGCGTCCTTCATGTTCCACGATTAATTTATTATCTTGCAACCATGCGTTCGCCTTGTCAATGGCCTCTTTAATCTCCGCTTCACTACGCTCGCCTTTGACCCTGATGGCGAATTCGTCCCCGCCCACACGGAAAGCTTCCACTGGGCTGTCTTGTCCCTGTCCATCCCTTCCGAAAGCCCGGCCTATTAGGCTGATTAATTCATCTCCGACCGAGTGGCCGAAAGTGTCATTTACATATTTTATTCCCTTGCCGTCAATGCTGGCCCATGTGCGTTGGCCGCCGCCTTCCTCCTGCTCTATTCGCTGAGCCTCGTCAAAGGCCGCACGGCTTTTTAATCCGGTTAAGGGATCGGTATAACGGCGCTTGGCCATTTCACGAGCCAATGCGCCCATCTTTCGGGTGTCGCCAACCGCTTCGGCCTCGGCCATTTGTCGGTTGAAATCTTTTTCGTCCTTAAAATAAATCGTTTCATCAACCGGTTCCTCAAGCGTTTTCCGTTTGTCTTCGGGGGTCGTCGGTTGTTGAGGAGGCGATTGTTCCTCGACGGCTTTTTCCTCTCGGACCGCTTCTGAAACGTCGACAGGCTCAGGGGCTTCCTTTTGATCGGGTTCAACACCGGCCTCGGGCGATTCACGTCTAGTCGGATCTTCCCCATGTTTGCTTGTATATTCTCGGATCCCGGCCGCCATGGCCTCTTCAATCGTGGCAAACCCGGCCCCGTCTTTCGACGGCGTAACGTAATCGTTCCCCCGACGGTACTCGTAATAATAATTCCCGTTACTGTGCTCTTTGACCACAACATTGACATTGTCGCCGTCGCCTATGGTATATTCCGTATAATTAGGATCATAAGTCCATTCCGGGCTGGCAAGGTCCTCCTCGGCTTCCGCTTCCGGGTATTCCGTTCTTATGGCCTCGCCAGGCCCCTGAGGCGCTCCCCGCCCAGGCTCAGGTCCAGTCGGTTTTGAAGGCGGCTGTGATGGTCCCTGAATTCTGTCTGAAGCACGATCGACGGGCACGAGGTGTGGTCTAACGGCGGCATCCCCCTTGTCCATGGCTTCTTGAGGCGTGGCAAATCCGGACTTGTCTTTACTGGGGGTTATGTAATCGTCGCCCCTTCGATATTCATAGCCATAGTTCCCATTGTCGAGTTTTTTAACCCTGACCTTGATTTTTTCCCCGTCGCCCCTGGTGTATTCTTCATTGCCCGGATCATAAGTCCATTCCGGGCTGACTCGATCTTCCTCTGTTTGCGTTTCCGGGTATCCCGGTTCCATGGAACGGGGACGATCCTCGGGACGAAGTTTGGGCATGGCTTCGCTTTGAGCCTTAACTATATCCTCCGAGGCGGGTCCTGAATAATCAATGGTTTCGGAAACGGTTTCAGCCTGATCCGCCTCGGGCTCAGGTTCTGTTCGAGGCGGTTGCCCCTCGGCGGCTTTCTCCTCGCGGCCTACTCCTGAAACGTCAAACGGCTCCGCTTGGAACAAGGTTTTTCGAGCTTGGTCCCTGGCCGCAGCCGCACGAGCCCTGGCTTGCTGCATCCCTTGTATTCGAGACGTAATGTCTTTGCGCCGATCCTTGTCCTTGACATTTTCCAGGGCTTTCCCCATGGCCGCAATGTTGACGTCAAAATTGGCCAACCGCTCGTCCAGAGCCGCCAGATCCTCGGCTTCCGGGGCTAAGCCTGGAACAAAATCCTCTTGTTCGGCGAGAGGTGTTTCAAGGTCTATTTTCTGATCGGTTAAAACCGCCGTGTAAGAGGCCTTCAACCAGCTGCGGGCGATGTTGGGGTCTTGCGCGTATAATTGCCTATAGACGTTGTCAATGGCGTCTATTTGTTTCCGTGGATCGTCGCCGTTAATATCTTTGACAAGCCCTTTAAATTTCGACCTTTGATATACGTTTCCGCCAAGGCCGAAGAACGCGCCCATAATGAACGACGGACCATAGACTTCAGCAACCGCATCCATTGTTTTCGCGGTGGTTAACCCGATTTCCCTTTCCTGCTCGTTTTGAATGACGGCGGTTATCGATTCGGTAACCGCCTCCCCTGTTCCGCCCAACACCATGTTTCGCACGGCCTTGGACAACGTCGGCTGCAAAAACTTTAAAACGCCCCTTTTGACGCCCTCTTTGGCGGGGCCGGTGAACTTCCCCCCGAACTTTGAAAGCCCCAGGAAAAACCGGTCCGCCGCCATTTCAGTCGCGCCCTCGGCCAAACCTGAAACCACGGCCGCTTCAAACGCATCCTCTTCGCTTAGTTCACCGGCCTCGATTAAAGGCTGAGCCCTGTCAAGAACGCTTTGATAAGCGCTCATTCCGTAAGTAACGCCCATGCCTGCGGCAAAGGCCGTGGGAGAACCGGTAAAAGCCAGGGGCAAATTGATTGCGGCCCCCGCCGCCATTTGACCGGTTGATTCAGCCGCCTGTGAAAACCAATTGGTATGCAAGGGGTCGGGCTGCAACCAAGGGCGCTCTTCGACTTGTTTTTGAGTATAGTCTTGTATGGACTGCCCGGTTCGTTCCGCCCAAGTATCATCATAGTCGGTGGGGTCGCCCTTTATAAGCCCGCCCCGTTGAAGTAAATCCGACGTGGCCCGCAACTGGCTCCCCAACATCTCCCCGCCGCCCGCCAAAAAACCCCTAGGTAAAGACCGTAGAACTTCTTCAAACCCGCTGCTGTTTTGGAAGCTGTTCATGGCTTTGCGGTAAAGGAGCTGAGCCCGCGCCTCGGCGTAAGGGTTGGGGTCGGATTCAACCGGAGATGGTTCTTCTCTTGCGGCTTGAGGTTTTGATTGCCTGATTTTTTCCGCCAACTTGTTTAAGCCGAATTCATCAGTCTCGACCGAAGATGTTGCTTCTTTTCCGCCTTGAGCTTTTCTTTGCTTAAGCTCCTCAGCTAATTTGTTTAAATCAATGGCCATTGTTAACCGTCTCCCGCCCTTCCCTTACAGCTTTTAACCCGTTTAACCCTTTACTCCGGCTACAATTGTACTCGGAGGGTTTTTCGACTGGTTTAGTCTGCGGTTTGCAAAATCGCCGAAATAAGACCCCGCCCGGCGAACATTGCGTTGGGTGCGTCTACGATTCCGGTTTTGATTCCAGTTGCGGCCGGGTAAAAAATCCATACTCCCTCTATTGAAAATATTCCGGTTGTTCCTTATGTTGCCGTCTTCAGACGAAAACATCCCGCTTGGAATGTTAACCGTTTTTTCCACCCTGTTTTGAACGGACGGCCAACCCGCGTAACCCTCTCCGTATATCCCCGGACTTGTATTGTTCATATAGCTTCCGCTTTTATCTTTTTCGGAATTATCCATCATGCTTCTGATGTTATTAAGCGGATCCCCCCCGGAAATCAAAGCGTCCAGCCCCCCGGCCAGCGCTATGTTGGGCGCGGCCACCGGATTTGTCGCGGCGAACAGGCCCAGCGCCTTTTTACTTCGAGGCGTCATCCAGTCAAAAACTCCCTTTTTAGGGGGAGTGTACCCGCTTCCCTCGGCAAAAGATTCACTAGCGGTTTTTCCCGCGCCCAACGTGGACTCGCCTAACTGTTTTTGGAAACGGTCCTCGGCATCGAACAAAGCCTTGGCCAAATTGTCGTCACGGTTCGCCAAACTTTGGGTGAACATCGTCCTGGCCGCGTCTCTTTTGTCCTTGGGCAACGCGGCGAAGTGTTCGTTCACCAGGCTCCATACCCTGTCCTGGTCTTCTTTCTTTTTGAGGTTGAGCCCCGCGTCCTCGATGGCTTGAGACAGGACGTCCAAGTTTTGAGGCCCGGCCCCCTGGGGGTCGAGTCCCGCCGGTCCCGCCCCTTGTTCATTTAAAGGAGTCAGTTGCCCGGTGCTTGGATCAAAAGTATGAGTGGGATTGCCGAACATATCCTTAATAAGCTCGTAAGAACCACCCGGTCCGCCCGGCCCGCCTTGCCCGCCGCGCCTTCTGTCCGCCAGCTTCTCTCGTTTTAATTCATGACGATGTTTCACATCGTCCCTGTACAAGGCTCGTTGGTGCTCTCTTCGTTTTACACCCGCTTCATACCTGCGCCTATCTTTTTTGTTTTTGTCTTCCTCTTCCAAAAATATATTCAATAATCCTTTTTCGCCTACCGCCATTTGACTTCCCCCTTATTCGGTATCCTGACTCAGGAAAACGTCAATCCCGTAACTATTACTGACGCTTTCCTGATAACTTTCGGTGCTTGAATAACTGTCACTGGCCGACGCGCCCACCTGAGCCGAGGCGTTTATGGCGTTCAAAGCCGACGCGGCTATTTGAGTAAGATACCCGGCAACATTTTTTAATGATTCAATATCTAAATTATATCTTTGCAAGTAAGCTTGGAGGTTGATCTCCGCTTCCTTAATATCGACCTCGGCCCCCATCTTGGCTATTTCGGCCTTTTGCTTGGCCAACTCGACTTGCCCCAACAAATCGGCTTTCTCGGCGTCAACGTCCGCCTTGTAAGCCTCTATTTGGCTGACATACACCTGGACTATGGCCTTGACCCTTTCCACGGCCGCTTCAATGATCAACCTGGACCTGTCCACCCTGGCCGTGAATTCGCTGACCGCCGCCCTGACCAATGTGTCATGCGCTTGAGCCTCCGACCTGTAAACATCGGCCTCCGCCGTATACTTTTTTATTATGGCTTCGTACAATGATATGGCCGCCAGAAGCTGTTGTCTAGCGGCTTCCATCATCCTGGTCCGGTATTGGTGCCAGGTGTTTTGCATGACCTGCTCAAACGCTATGGATTTCTCGATCATAAAATGAGTGTTTGTTTGAGCCAGCTCGGCTTCCTTGACGACTATATCCCTATTGAGGTCGTCAAGCGCCCGGTTGTAAGTATTATTATTGCTTTTTACCATGGCCATGGCCGCCCCGTAGGGCAACTTGAAGCCGGAAGTGGCCATTTGCCTGGTTATCTTGGTGTGAGTGTCCTCGTATTGAGTTCTCAGCCTTTCCCGGCCGCGTTCATAAATAGCCTCCTCGACGGCCGATCCCAGGCCCGAGCCGCCCTCGTCGACATTGGAATACAGTTTGGTTTTCAGTAATTCCACCAAGGCCGAATCATATTGACTTTCGGTGTAATTGAACGTGTTGGTCGGAGGCGTCAGGTCGGCGGAAGGCTTTGTTCCGGTAAAAGCCGGTAAGTCAAGACTCTCGGGAGCCTCGACCGCCGGTAAATCGTATTCGGATTCATCCGGGGGAGTGGGCCTTATAGCGTTTAAAGCCCATACTATTTCGCCTAAATTGATATTGGGGTCGAATTCTATTTCCGTTTCAGGCATCTCGAAGTAGTTCATGGTATTCTTCAACTCTTCGAGAATCTGATTGAGCTGGCTTAGTTTGTCATCGCTTAAATTTTCAACGGATTCAAAGCGGTCGTTGACCAAGCTATCGGCGCTGACATTCAGCCGTCTATAAGGCCATTGGCCCGGATCGACCTGGTAAACATCGCCCGCATCGGAATTCGTTATTAAACTAATCCAACTCATTTTGCCCCCCTAAAAATTAGCATCATGCAAAAACTATTCCGCAATAAAAAGCTCCAACTCGTGAAAACGATTCGCGTTTAGTTTCTTGAATATATCAGTCAACCCCTGTTTGCTCCATCCATGCCAAAGGCATTTATTACAAGTAAACTGCATGGTGTATTTTCGCGGGTTGGCCTTTAAACAGCCCGGTAGAATATGAAAACCAACTTTTCCGCCGCACTCCGGGCATCGAATTTTCCATTTTTTTGTTTCAAATGAACTTTTAGTAACAATTCCCTCGGGACAATTCAACCTCAAAAAATCGTCAGGTTTATTGTTTTCCCTTGCCCATAGTTTAATGGCGACGTCATAATCTAAAGGGTGCCCAGGGTATCTGACCCGCAACAAAGAAAGGGCCTCGTTGATCAATCTTCTATGATCTTGCCTGGTCGTTGAAGACTCGCACCAGTTTGGCATCACATTAACGCCTCCGGACAGCAACCGTTGGTTATCATGGTCGAAGTTCTCGTGTCCTCGGTCACGCCCGGCAAGGTGTCCGGATCAACGCCGGACCAATAGTTGTATAGGGCGCTTTCGCATTTGGAACAAGTGCAAGGCGTATTATGAACATAGAATCCGCTTCTCTGCGTCCCGACGCCGATTGAATCTCCAGCGCAGTTGTAAGCATCCGAATCTTGGCTCCAGTTACATCGACAAGCCCCGCTATAAGGGTTGGTGTAAGCGCAAACAAAATCGTTCCAAATCTGATAAGCCTTGTCATCGGTGTCGTTGCAATTAAAAGTAACCGATAAAGTGTCCACTGTGCTTGTCGCCCCTAAGACATCGGTGCATTTCAAAGTCACCACGGAATTGTCCGCACAATCCGTGTTCATCGACGGAGCATAAAGCGTTACCTCATCCCCGGTATCCGTCGTGTCGCTGCCGTCAACCGAATCGAAGCGCCCGCCGCCGGTTATCTCCCACTCCCAAGTCACCGCACTGCCCCCGTTGACACTTAGCGTCTGGCTCGCGGAACAAGCCATTGAAGTGGTCGCGGCGCTAATCGAAGCCCCTTCCCCACAGCTTCCCGTCAAGGACAATGTTTTACAGATTTCAGTTTCGCCTTCCAACCCGGCCCTGCATTTCATGCAAAAACGAGCGTTTGTTTTCGCCGTAACCACGTGGTCACAAGCCGGACCCTCGATCATAATGTAAGCATGAGCCAAGTCAGTGTTGAATACGGTGTCCTCTTCCAAATAAGGCTGCCATTTTGATGTTGGGCTCCAGCCGTAAGGCTCGCCGTCCAACCTGACAATCGTCGTTTCCCCGCACCCCAGACTATTATCCAACGTAAGCGTCGGCACGCCGTCCGGGTCGTCACACCCCGGAATATGAACATGGCATTCCCGTTCATGGCCGTTGGCATCGATCACCGTAAAAACGACATCCCCCACGGCATCGTCGCCCAAACTAAAATCAAGCTTTCTACCGGTTCCGATGTATCCTATATAGGCGTTATCCACCGACCACTCGAACGGAGGAACGCCCCCGACCGGATATAGCTGCCCCACGCCCGGACTGGTCCCGGTATAGGGACTGGCAACCGTAACAGGATCATCTTCGGTCGCCTCCCTGATACGTGCGTCGGGATAAGGCCCGGACGGAGGCACTTCCTCCAAAACGACATTGGCCGTATGCATTCCTTTGCATTTAAAGCACGGATGAGGCAGCCCATCCTCAAAACCGATCAAAACGGAGTTGCTGTTAAGCGGCTCCGAATCCAGACCGGTTTTAAATATAATGACTCGGTCTCCTTCGGAAAAAGCCTCGAACCCCGTCCGTAAAGTTTCCTGGCCGAAGAGGCCTTGGTTTTGATGATAACCTTCGCAATGGTAATGAATGGGAAGGTCATCAACAACCCGCCCGGTATCCAATAAAACCTTGGCCAGCACATCGGCGTAGTCCTCCGACGCCGCTTCCTCATACTTTATTTCCAAGATTTCGCCCGTCATTAGGCAAACATCCGCGACATCCACTTCGGTAAGGCTGTCCAGCCAGTTGACCCATTCTTTAACCATTATAACGCCGCAAATATCCCGTGATCAAAATCATCGGTAACCCCGCTTATGGTCACCGGTAAAATAACGTGAGTGCCCTCCGGCCCGGTATCGCCGCTTCCGGACTTGTTCCGGCGAGCATACGCCCGGTTGCATGACTCAATGCAATCAAGGCATGAAAAACACTCCGACATTTCAAATAGCCGCCCGTTTCTGACCCACCGCCCCCGCCTGTAAACCGCGACGGGGTCATTGGCGTAATACTGAGCAAAATCGTTCGAAGGGCATATGACAATGGCCTTGACGTATTTACTGACGCAAACCTCGCATCGGTACCTGATTGCGTCGCCGTCCCAATTGGCCAAATGGTTGTCATCGCCGCTAAAGGAATATTCTTCCGGCCAATCGCCGTAATTGCCCAGGACGCCCAAAACCTTGGCCTCGGTGAAGCAGCAAGTGCACCAACACTCGGCTCGCCATTCGTCGCGGCCCTCGACACGCTCGGGCCACCCCGGAGGAGCGTAAATCTCTATTCGCGGGTGAGGCCCCACCCAAGAGACTTTTACTTCCGCGCCCTTTAAATAATAACGACGCGCCCCTTGAAAAAGATTGCCGACTTCTAAATGGTCTTTAAGGATATTCAGTTGAACTTTGGCAAATCGCAGTAGTAAACGGGCCGCCGCTTCATCCCCTTTGGTGATTATCCTTGGTCCAAACCCGGTCACATCAGGTTACGCCTGCCAAGCAAAACAAACACTAGTTCAATAGTGTCGACACTGAAATCGGCCCCGCTGGAATTGGCTATTTTAACCGTCATGTAACGCCCCCAATCGGGACGGCCAAGCTCCAACTTGAACCCGTGTTGATAATTGTTGTTAAGATAGGGGGAAAGGGTGAAAGTTTTGGCGTCGCTGGTCCGCCCGTCAAAGGTTAGAGTGATGGTCATATCACCGGAAAATTCTCCGCCGAACCAGATCGACCGTGGGCAAAAGACCATTTCGCCGTCAATTAAAAACTCGAAATAAGATTCTATATCGGTGCCGTCGAAATCATCGCCCCCCAATGTGTATAGCCCATCCGACCCCACGGCTAAAACATTTCGGCCCATATGGGCGAACGAACGAAAATCGAAGTCCACCAGTTGAGTAATGGCGGTGGTCCTCCAATTAGCGGCTATGCATAGTCTATCTGACATGCTTCAACACCATTGATTCATAACGGTTGGTCGCCGACATGACGGACCAAAATTCCATGAAAGGCGCTTCCGAGCCTTGAGTCCAATATTCCGTACAATAAGCATGCCCGTAACCGGCCTCATCAGGAGCGTAAGCCGCCCCCAGCCCGTATTCCAGGTTATAGCCGATTGCGTAACCGGCCTCATCGGGTGCCGGAGCCCCTTGAGTGAAATAATCAAGCCGGTAACCGACTTGCCCGGCCTTGGGAAACGGAGACTCGGAGCCTTGGCGGCCATACCAGAAAATCGTCCCCACACCGGATACGCCGGGGGCCTCGGCCCCTTGATATGCGGACCCCAGACCCTTGCCTTCTTCGTCCGGGGCCTCCGACTCGTGCTCCCAATAAGAAAAACCTTCAGCATAGCCGTCCGCGTGAGGCGAGCTTCCCGCGCCATACCCGGAAAAAAACGCGGCCCCGTCAAATAACGGCGCAACCGCCCCGCCTTCCCCAAAAGAATAAGCCAGCCCTTCAGGGGAAGGAGCCTCGGCCGCGCCTAGGGCATACTCAGTCATCGGTCGTTAAGCCGCTTGCTTGAAATAAACCCGGAATTGGCTGACGCCATATGTATTGCCGCTGGTAATACTGACGCTAGGCACTTGTAAATCACCGCTGCTCACACCCACCGTGCCGTCAATCCTGATCAATTCATTGTCGCTGTCAGCCCCAGTCGTGGTGACGCCTCCACCACGCAAACGATACCAGCCCGCCGTGCCGGTGGCCGAAGCCGTGGCGGTTACTGATGCGGCCAACGTGACGTAAGCCCATGCGTTGGTGGAATCCCACACCTCTCCCGCGAACTTTAGCCCCGTGTAAGATATCAGCAACGTTCCTGATTCGGTCGTCTCCGGATTGGCCGGAATTGAGCCGGAATAAACATCCAGTTGCGCATCCCTGAACAACGAGGCGAAATCAGCTCGCCCCCTGGCCCTTAAAGTCAAAGAAGATCCCGCAGACTGATTGGCCACGAACGACCCCGTGGGAATCCATATCGTGCTCGCGCAAATTGACGTAATCGGCTGAATAACGTCATTGGAAGCGCTTGTGGCCCCGTAAACCTCCACCCAGTCGCCCACTTCAAACTCGCTGTCGTTGCCCCCCGAAGTCAATAACGCCCCGGTGTCCGTTATCTTGTCCTTGCTCGCGCCATTGTCCACAAGCGCTAAAGTGGTCGCCGTCCTGGAAGCTTTGACATATCCGGCCTGGTATTCACAAAGCCTTCTGCTAAAACGTAAAGCCATCCCTTATCCCCTTATCTTACCCCTCAAACGTGGTAATAAAAAATTGACCCCACCGCACGGACGCCCCCTTGATTGCCTCCAACGGATAGGGCGATCTTTCCCATTCCAATTTGTCATAGGTTATATTCTTAAATTCTCCCGTCGGCAGCCCCATGCACGCGCCTTGAGTGCTCCAGAAATAAACCGCCGGGCCGCTATTCGAATAAATTCGCAAACTTGTTCCTTCAATAGCCGGATAATCCGCGACTTGAACTTGTTGAGGTGTCTCGCCCCCCACATTATTAATAAAATAAATTCCTGAACCGTCGCCAACCCACAAGCCGGTCCCCACGCCCCTCATCATGCGAATTCTTGAACGATAGAAAAAAAACTGCTCGTCGGCGAAAAACAAGCCGGGCATCCCGAAATCGCTATGATATATGGCGTTATCCGAAGCCACAAACACCATGCCGTTTTGATATTCCAAAATATGCCCTTGCGGCGGCGGGTCGAGGTAATCCCTTCGGGTGTCGTCGTTAAAAGGGGTTTCCGTCACCCAATCATGATTAATGCGGTTCTTGACGTATCCGGAGTCGACGCCGTTACACCAATAAATTCGCCCCTCGATATCCGTTTGGCAGTAAGCGACGGGGTCGTCACTATTTAAATCCGCCACCTCTTCCACGGAATAATCAGGATTCACGACGCATAAAACATCATCCTTGACCACCAAAACATCTCCGCCGTCACTGAACAAATCCCGGTAGTCCCCGGAAGCGACCTTGGTATAACCCTTGACACGGTCCAGCCGCCCGCTGTTTCTTACCACCACGTTTTTGCATTCCGTAAGCGGCAAAAACTTGGCTTCACCGGCCTCCTGCGTAAAACCATGCCTGGCCGGATCATCCTTGGTATTTAAACCGGTGCTCCCCCTAAAAAGAAGAACTTCCATTTATTCCTCGAAACCGCCCCATCCATCCCAAGAATTATAGATATAGTCCTCTTGATCCTCAATGTATTGAGGAATGCCGTCCGCTGGCCCGTAAAAACGATATAGCTCGGCCATGGCCTTGTTGAATTTCGCTTCCTGGTTTCCGGTGTTGACCTTTTTCCCCTCGACCCCGTCCTCTATTTCATCAAACAATTCCTTGCAAACATAGGGCACCAAGGCTTTGTAATGAAATTCCTTCGGCAATCCGTCCGGCTCATCCCCGGCCGAAGACATATCAGTCGGATAACGATGGTAATATATTTTTATGCTGCCGCCCCCGGACCTGGCCGGAGGGTGCCGCAACAACTTTCTGCCCCGGACGCAAACATAAGCCGGATCTCCGCCCGCGTCGTTCTGCGCCGGGTCCCTTCTTAAAAACCTTATTTCCGAAGCGTCTATTTTCACTCGGCGATCATAAGTGGTGTCGACCGCCAAATATACCGGCCCCATGTAATTGTCCGGCAAATCGGCTTCCACTGCCCCGGAAGTAAAAGAAATAGCGCTGCTGTCCTTGAGTTCCGGAAGCGGCGGAGTGGAAGGCAAGTTCAAATCGTAAGTCACCCCGGCCGCTATCTCACGCATTCCCTCGTTCAATTTGGCCTGAATTTCGGCGGATGAATAGGACGGGTTGGAGCTATTATCCCTAATTATCCGCCTAACCCTGGTTATCAGCTGGTCTCTTGTGGCCATCCTTCCGGTGCCTCTTTCTTTTCGGCATCATGGTAAGTAACCGGCGGAGGGTTCATGGGCTCGCCGTTGGTAAACTCCTTGTAAGTCTCGTCGCCCCAACGATAAGCGTTCTCTATCCACCCCGCTTGAATTCCCGCTATGATATCATCGGTCTGATGGAAATCCCAAGTATCGTTGACAAAAGCCCTCTGAACAACCGCCTCTATTTCCAGTTGATCCTTGGTGACAACCCACTTGTCGGAAGGCCCGACTTGTTGTTCATATTCGGTGCAGGCCCTTTTCAAAATAACAGGGATATTTACGTCAACATCTTTTCGAACCGCTTCCCAAACTTCGCGTCCATGCTCCAGCCCCCGGCAATACCAATAGGCCCCATAAAGACGATTGGTATTTTTGCGGTCACCCTCGGTTCCGCATTTCCCGGGCCAGTTCAAAGACCATTGATAGTCCTTGATCTCAAACAATTCCTTGACGGTGCGTGGCATGGCCACAACCTTATAACAATCCTGACATGGAGAAGGAACGATTTTGCCGTCAAAAACATGGTCGAACAAGACCTTATGCCATAGAGTGCAATCTTGCCAATAAGCCCGCCGGGGAGTGTAAACCCACGGCCCGTCGTAATTGAACTCTCGGCGCAAGGCGATTTGGCCGTCCCCCCGGATATAAAACGATTTGTTAGGCCCGATAAGGTGAGACAGCTTCCGAGAAACTGAATGCACCTGAGCGTTGTTATAGAAGCTTCTTTCCCGCATTTTCCGCCTTGTTATGTTTTGTATGGGAAAAGTAAAATAAAAAGTGAGACTATTTTACTTTCCCATACGGTTAAGTTATTTCAACCCGTAACGATCCAGAATCAACGTGAAGTAAGTCTCGGCGCTGTTTCCCATCGCCGAATCGGTCTTCAAGACAATCGGATCATTCCGGCTGAGTAGTTTCTGAGCATGGGTTGAACTTGAAGACGAGTTCAAGGACCCGGCAATATTGGTGGCCGCAGCATAAGAAGCCGGAACCGTGAAAGTCATGATCGTCTGCTGAGAGCTGGACGAATCAATATACTTGACGTAAGCCTTTTTAGACGCCGTGGCATTGGCGTTCATGTTAACCGACCCCGCAGCTATGCGGCAGTTATAAGGGGCCGGAACATAATAAGTCTTGTTCTGGGCAATAGGGCCAAATACAAATTCGGAAGCCATATTCAAAACTCCTTTCTTAGCTCGGCGCGGTCAAATTGGTATGACGAGCGTGAGCTTTTCTATTTTTACAAAGCAACTGGCCCCACCACCTGATGTAAGCCACCTCGGTGTCCGGCTGGCCGGTCGCCCCGCCGCTGTGCCATATGGGCCTAGTAAAATTGGCGTCCCGGTGAGTCTTAATCATCAAAACCCTGGTGTTGAGCGCGTCAAGATAACCGGTGGTCTGCCTGTCGTCAACAACAATCGGGTTTCCATGAAATTCGATATTTTCAAAACCGGCTTCAGCCAACTTGGTATTTTGATATCGTGCTTGAAGATGCAGGGTGTTCTCGTAGGCGTCCTTTAACAGATCCGTGGTAATATACAGATTCGGCTTTCCGGCCTTGTCTTGGCGAAGAGTGGCCGAACGCTTCAAGGCCTGAATAACCGGCGTTGAAATGGCTTCACTGGTAGTGGTTACATTGGCCTTCCAATTCGACATGTCATCTTCGGCGATCCCGCCATAAGTGGTGGAAGTGGTGGTGTTAAACAAGTCTCCCAGGCCCACGAAGCCGACATCGGTTTCACCTTGCGGCCCGGTGTTCGAGCTGCGTTGATTGTAAATCTGCGTGCCCATGCTATTGCGAATAGCCCCGGCGGCGTTTCTTAGGCGTCCTTTAATCAAATTGACCCACGCCTCATCACCGGCATTTTCACGCTTGTCGGTCATGCTGATGGTTAGCTGCGCGTAATAGGCAGCCCACGGGAAGCGCGCCGCGTTGTAAATTTCAACTTTATCCGTCGGCATTACGGAATTGTTTCCGTAAGCCCCGGCATTGGCTTCATCGTATTCTAAAATACATTGAAGCTGGTAGCCTCCGTCAACCAGATCACCGCCGGTGACAAAATCACCGCCCTTGCCGAATCCCTTGTTGCCAAGCAGATAATGGAGCAAGACGTTGCTTTGAGAAAAGATATCTTCCGGTTGGGTGTCCACCCAATAATCAGTCGTCGCCTGAAGTTCAGACAAAGTCAGAGCCATCTCTCGATCCTCCTATATTATTTCGCTATCAATTAGGCGAGTCAAGCTTGCTGACCTTGCCCGACACGCCGTTAATATTGTTCCTGTCTCTCCCTGGCTTGCCTTAAAGCCGCCAGCGCGCCTTCCATCGTGCCCTTGCCGGGCAAACGAGGCGGCTCTTTGGACATCTCCTGCCCGCCGGATTTACCGACGCGGGTGGTCCGCCTGGCCCCTTCTTCAAGGGAGGCCGCTTCGGTTTTCCCTTTTTCGTAAGCCTGCTGCGCCCCGACATTCCCTTTCCAGGCGTAATACAGAGCCAACTTGTTGCCGGACTCCAATAGGGGCCTAAGCGTGGGGTTCGCCTGAACAAACTCCTGCTGCATTTCCTCACTGTCGGCAAACTCGACAAAATCAGGGTTCGCTTGTAAAAATTCCTGAGCCTGCTTTTCCTGTTCTTTTTGTTGATACAAGCTCTCGAATTGCTCCATAAACTCCCGGCGCAACAAATTTTGTTGTTCCGCAAAGGCTTCCGGCAAGGAAAGTTCGCCTTCAGTAACCTTTTTCGTAAACTCCGCGTTGAGGTCATCCATGGTCGGCCCGGCTTCTTCAGCCTGTTGAGACTCCTGAACCATTCGCCTCAAGTCGCCCAGTTCCTTGCCTTGTTTACCAAAAGCTTTTTCGAGGTTCTTGTATTGCTTGTCCGTTTCCTGTAGCTTGGCCTCCGCCGCAGCCAACTTGGTTTCCAGATCTCCACCCGGAGATTCGGTCTCTTGAGGTTCAACGTTTTCCTGATCGTTCATTCCCTGTTCTCCTTTCGGACCGCTTCATAAATTTAAGGCTGCCCGGATATTCCGGACCTCGTGAAACGGCTACCCTTCTTTTGGGGAAATTCCATTCTCTTTCAAGTACCGCTTATATTCAGACCTGGTTTCTATAGGCTTCTCAAGCCCCAGAGCTACCCGGTCGGTATCTTGCAAGGCGGTCCTCACTCCGTCGTCCAGCCATACCGGTTCTTCCCTGAAGATCCCGCCATGCCCGACCATGATAACCGGAGCGGCCATATTCCCGCATTTTTTACACCGGACCCATAAAGGCTTGTCTTTCACCTTGAAAAACTCTTCCTGAACATTGTCGCACTTGGAACATTCGTAATCATACAAAGGCATTTCAACCCTGCTGTCCCTTGGGCACGCCCGGACTCGGCGGCGCGCCGGGCTTGCCGGTTCCATCGGTCTTGCCTGGGCCGCTAATCGCCCGTTGTTTAATCTGAGCCGCCATATCCTGGTCAATGGCCCCGGCTCCCATAAGGGCTTCCAAAGCCTGGTCAACCATTCCGCCGTCAAATCTTGACAGCACCTCTTTGTAACCGGGGAAATTGACCGACTGAAGCAACGCTTCCCGATCAATGGCCCCCATCTGATACAAAGCCTTGGCGTACTCAGCTGTTTGTAAGCTGGTTCGAGGCATGGTCGATCCGGCTTCAACCGCCAGATCCATGGGGAAATTCACCCAATCCGTGCCCCTGAACTCATATTCTTCGCCCGCGACATCAACCGCCTCGGTTTTCACGCCGAAGTTCTGAAAAAAACTAATGGCGTGACGCCCGCGCTGCCTGACCAGATAATCAACGGAACGAATCTTGTGACGAATCAAAACCGCGTTGCGCTCCTGCAAGGTCATAATGGCCGAAGCCGCGATAACCCCCCTAGGGGCCTCTCCCCGGTCGGCGTCCTCTATGGAATACACCTTGTCGAAAAAATTCATGTATAACTGCAGTATATTTAAAAAATCGCTAGGCAGGTTGGGCACTTGCAAATACCTGATATACTGCGAAGCCAAAGAACTGACCGGAGCCAGTATCATCCCGGCCTTGTTCGAAATTTGGTTCTTGTGTATCCCGGCGTCTTTCGGTATAATCAAAGGGGGCATGCAAACCCTGTTGAGATAAGAAACAATACGGCTGAACATTTCATCCAGCTTAATATTTAAATCTCCGACTTGCTCGGCCGCCCCAAACCCCCAAATGCTTGTATTGTCCCTATAACTATTGGCCCTGTAAAAAGGGAAGTGATCAAACCCGTAAGTCTTGCCGGTCAGCTCCCTGGGCATGTTGGGATTGATGTTGGGGTTGGGCATGTCGTTCAAGACCTTTTCGCCGCCGTTGGTCACGGTAATGACTCTAATGCCGCCCGGATATTTATATTCCTCACTGACGATTTCAACACCGGTCACAGGGTCGATCGTCTTGGTTTTCTCCAAGCAATAGTCCCTGATCCAACATTCGACAACCAACGCCCGCCGCCCGGACTCCCCGGTGTGATGATGAGTCGGATGAGCAATCGGCGAATAATTGTTGGACACGTTCGGGCTGCTTTGATGAGACCCCAACGACTGCACAGGGTTGTCGTTTTCCCGGTCTTTGCCCAACAAATCATGGCTATATTCATCGTCCGGCTCAACGCCCGACACGCCATAAACCTTTTCCACGTCCTCAACGGACATCGTAAACGCATGGCAACAATACGGCATGTCATCTATGCTGTCATAGTTGCCCGGAGCCGGAAAGAAAGCGAACGGATCAACCACCACCGTGTCCGGTCGACGCTTGTAAAAATCCCATACGGCCTTCTCGATGGTAATGCCGTAATTCTCCATGTTCAGGCAAGTGGTCTCCAGGTTTTGCTGCTGCTCGGTCTCATGATACCATTTGCCCATACGGCCGGTCCAAACCTGCAAGGCTTCCCGGTCGGCCGTCCCGTCTATACTCACCACCTCGGACACGGGGTTTCTGGCCGTGATATTGGCCACCGTCCGCTGCACATTGGCGAAAAACAAATTAATGGTGACGTGATTCTTTTTTTTAGCCAAGCCTCCCCAATGGTTCCCGCGATACAAACGATAGTTCCTGCGCCACGACTCGGGAAGCCCCAAACGCTCTTTTTCGCGTTTGGAATACAAAAACAAATCCCAAATAAAAGGGCCTACCTGGGCTGAACCCTCTTTAGGTATTTTCACTTAACCGCCCCCTGGGGTCGGAGTAGTTTTTCTTCGGCCCCCAATCCTTGTAAGCATCTTTGTTCTTGTATCGCAATAAACTCTTAAACAAATCCGTTTGGCCATGGACCGCAATGACTCGACCGCAACCGGGGCACTCCAAAGGCATGTTATCCCCCTGCCGAGACGTGTCCATCCACATCCAGCTTTTCCACGGGTCCTTTAACACCACCATGCGAGGGTCAAAAGGAGCCTTGGGATCATATTTTTTCCAACGCGGGTCCTCAACCCATTTTTTCTTTCCGGGCAAAACTATCCTTTTCCCGGAGTCATTAGTCTCAAAATAAATTCGTTTGCAATGAGGACATTTGACATCAAAGCTCATAAGATCCGACTTCCCCTTTTATCTTGTCCTCGTAAAACTGAGCCTGAAACATTTCCGCGCCTGGCCCGACTTCCTTCCATAACCCCTGATATTTGGCGTTGAGGTCCCCTTCTTCCTCGGCTGGAACAACCACGTCGTCCGTCCAGGCCTCCCCCTGGGGAGATTGAAGCCTCATAAAAGGTTCGTGAGGCTCACGCTTGGTCCGGAAAACGACATACGCCCCAAGGGCCACTCCCGACAGCACAACCAAAGCCCCCAGGAAAAAAGCCCCCAATAATAAACCGGCCACTGAAAAAATGGAGTCCATACCTAACAAGCAATCGCCGAAGTGGCGTTATCGTAATCGGTCCCGTCGTTAACCACCCAATTAACCTTGTTGTTGGCAACGTCTATGCCGGTGGCCCCGGCGGAACTTTTAATCGTAATGGTTTGCCCGGACTTGTTGACCACTAAAAAAGTCCTGCCCACGGAGGCGGGCGCGACAATACTAGCCGCCGCGCTGGCGCTGACCAAATATAAAGTCAACGCGTATTGATCATCCCCGCTTAAGGTTTGAGTCGCGCTGCCCATCTCAAAATCAACCGTGGCTTCACGATAAATGGCCGAAATGTAAGTCTTGACCTCGGATTTTAACGTATCAACCTTCTTGTAAGCGTTTACGGCCCCTAAAGTTACTATTTTGTCTTCACTCATTTTGATGCTTCCCTCCCCAAGACTTCATAAACCTTGCCGTTTATTTCCAATTTTAATACTTCCATCCCAAACCATTTGGGACTTAACAACCCATAATCGTCAGCCCTGGGGATAGCCCTCGGGCTAGGTAAAAAATCGGTGAAGATGCTGGTCTCCTCATATACATAATCATCCGACAAGCCATTCACAAGATCGTCCAGGCCGCCGTCTCGACCATCGCTTTTTCCGAAAACCTTTTCCCGATCCTTTAAATAATCCTCCCAAGACAATTCAACGACATCCTCATTCGAATCGTCCTCGTCTCTTAAAAAAGTCCATTCCTTATTTAAATCCATTACTTGAAAGCCCCCCAAAGTGAAAAAGAACTTATACCGGAAGTTGAAGTGTTCTTGGCCTTCACCTTCACATACGCGCCCACCTCAAGATCCTTAACCGTGCTGACCCCGTTCCCGGAAGTCAATTCATCCCAAAGATACTGAGAAGCCGAGCGCGTGTTGTAGTTGACGCCGCCGATGGAGTGGAAAGCTTCAACCCTCATCTTCCCGTCCCCCGTGCATTGATACTCCAAATAAACCTTACCGTCGGATGAACGCAAATCCTGAACCTCACTGAAAGCGCTCACACCCGAGGCGAAGTCTTGAGAATCAAACAACTTGACCGCTTGTACGGATACATCCCTATTCATGCAATCATCTCCATTTCATAATCGTCTAAATACCAAGCTTCGCCCTCGGCATCCTCCACCTGGCCGGTGACCATCTCCCAGTCTTGTTGAGCCATCGTCTTGACCGGTTCGGGAACCTCTTCACGAAAAGCCTCGGCCCGAAACATACATATATGACAAGCCTCATCGTAAACGTGATCCTCGGATTTCGTATCAATATCCTCAAAATGACGTTCATCGGTAACCAGGTTCGGAATAGTTCGAATAAAGTGCTTGCAGTTTTCAGTCACGATTAGCCCCGGCTTCCCGTCCTCACGAACTCGCAGCCTCTCCCGGAAAGCCCGGATCTTTAAAACCCTGTTGCTGTCGGCCTTGATCAAAATCAAACCATGCTTGGCGAAAACCTCCGCCGTGCTAGGCCCCTGGCCGCCGCCTAAATAATTCGGCCTCTTCTGAAAACAGTCATGACCGGCCAGCCTCGTGATGCTCGCACCCCCAAGGCCCATCTTTTTTTCACGCTCGACAACACCCTCGGCTATCTCTTCATCCGTTATCCGCATACCCTCATTGGCCGTCCCGTTCCAACCATACCACTCGGCAAACCTTATCAAACGGTCCTTTTCGTCGACATACCACCAAGCCCAACTAAACGGAGCCCCAAAACCCCAATCAAAAGTCGTATATAACGGAGCCATACGCGGCGGTATCTGAGGCGGCCCCTCAGACCTCTTCATCACATGATGCTTGGGATTGAAATCAAAAGCCTGCCCCACGAAAATATTCCAATCGCCGTCCCGAAACGCACTCCGTATCTGAGGGGGCAAGGTATCCAAAATCTTGTAATAGCTCGCGTCCAAGTGAGGGTTGTCCTTCATTAAGGACTGAACGTAAATGAATCTGTCCTCAAAACCGGACCACTCTTCACCGAAATCACGGTCAATCCAAAGTTGCTTTACCCAAGAGTGCCCTATCGAACCTGGGTTTGTCCCCGCTATGAACTGCGTCTCGTGATCCGGCAATCCCGGCCAACGTAACCTTGTCCGTAAATGAGTGAAAACGTCGTAAGTGTTTTTAGTCAACTCGTCGACGGCAATTAAACAAAACTCAGCCGACGCGTACTTGGCGGGCTCGTCAAGATTGCCGAAAATAATTTTGCCGCCGCCCCAATCATCATGCAAAACATATTCCCGCTCCTTCTTGTAAAGCCGCCCAAAATTAAACCCGAATTGCTTGCCCTTGCTCGTGAACTCGATAATGCACCGGTCCAATTGCCGATGCTTTAAAGTCGGGTAATCTTCACAAGCAATCATGGCTATAGCGCCCCGGAGACCGTAATACTTAAAAAGATAGATCAGCCTTCGTAAAGCATACCACCTCAAAGTGTAACTCTTGCCGCCCCCAAGAGCGCCGCCGTACAACCCATACTTATAACGACCCGAACTCATCCGACGCACAAATTCCATTTGCTTCGGACTGAATCCGGCAATCTGACGATCAAAACTGAAATCTTTTGGCTGTCGGCTTTTAGCCATGTTGAAAAACTATTTCTTTTTCTTTTTGCCCTTGCACGGATTCATAATAACAACCCCACTAAAATAAAATAGTTTAATAGTTTATATAATCAGTCGTTCCAATGACAACCATTGGTCATAGCCCTAGTAAACCTATGCAACGATACCCAAAGCATCGTTATGATCTCAGTCATCCGAGGATTACCCTCAACCTCAATCTTGAAATTCTCATCATGACACTCATATAAAACTATCGCGTTCTTGACCTCACCACGACTCATCTTCGTCAAAAATTTTTCTACACCACTACCATTAACACGATTTATGTTTACTACCTTACCCAATTACTAACCTACCCCATTACCTTTTTCTTTAACTCATCATTCCGACAAAAACCAACCAAAGGATCACAAGTCACCCCACAACTACCGCCAACATTGAAACCATTCACCTTCCGACTATGCAACTCACCCAACTTGCCACGGTTCCAAGACGCCACCTTGCTGAAATAACCCGTTACCCTCGTTATCTGTTCCACTTCCTTCCCCCTATGCAATATCGCTGCCAATTCGTTGACATCAATACCATCCAAAACGTCAAAATTCACCCGCAAAGCATTTCCCTCATACCAAGGCAAACCCAATACCTTGAAGTGAAATCCAATGCCGTCAACACCAACAACAATTACATCATCCCTTAACTCTAACCACTCAAATAATTCAATAGGCTTCATAACCCCTCGTTGTTAACCCAAAACGGGCCTGAGTTGTAGTAACATATATAGGGTCCCCCCGGCGGCGACCTCATTCACCCTCCCCCGTGGGGGGGGGCACATATATGGAATTATGTTTCGATTTTTTTTCTTGACAAGACCGAAAAAAATTGGTATAATGAAAGGTTGCCCGCCAGACGGACAGAAAAAAGCATCCTTATATATACAAATTTTTCTCTTGACATTTCTGGAAAATTGTGGGATACTAGTTTCAACATGGCAGAGAGGCCATGCAAATAAAGGGCCGGAATACCCGGCCAAACAAAAGGAGAAGGCATGATTGTCACGTGGGAAACAACAACGACTGGATTATTAGTCCACTACTCAGGCAGGGTAGTGGCAGTGGCAGTCACATCGGATGGAGGACCTGATGAAGTAGATCGTCGTTCTGTGGAAGAGTTTATAGGGCTTGAGAAGCCCTATATCCGGGTGACGGAGGATGGGGCAACCCAAATAATAAGGACACGGCGTTTGCCCCGTGTCTAAACAAAAAAGGAGAAAGATATGAAAAGAGATAGAGACAGAATGTTTAGGCTCGCCTTAAAGCGAGCCTATTGGGCAGCATGGAAATATGCCGATGAAAACCTAACGATTGACTGCGGAGAGGCAGCCGTTCGAGTCTCTCCCGAATGGTGGCCAATCCCGAACTACAACTTCCCTGACCTACAAGGCTTCCTCGCGGAAGAGACAAAACGTCTTTTCCGGGGCAGAGCAAGCCTGGCGGGTATTCAACCGGCCGAGGCGACGTGGTGGTTTTATAACCACTACAAAAAGTAGAAACATTCAACCGGCCGGAGCGATCCTCCGGCCAAATAAAAATGAGTAGGTATGGAAGCGAAAAAGTAAACTTGGAGGTAAGGAAAATGAAAGAAGAAAAAATAAAAACGATTGAAAGGATGGTAAAGGAGAAGGGGGTAGTATACCTTAATGAAGTGAAACACCGCGTCTGGGGACTAAGTGCCCCAGACTGGTCAGGGGGGTTATGGCCAATACCGGCCATAGCCATAGTGGATAAAAAAACACTATCGTGCGCCTTGGCGTACGCCAAAGAGTTCAAAGAGGCAGGCGGGTGGGCTGGTCCCCCTGCCGTCGTGGACGGCCACTTTTGGCTGTCCACGACGGAAAAATATTTGGGCGCAATACTTGCGGGAGTCAAACCCGAGTTTGTCTCCCTAGAAGACGTCCAGGAAGGAGAAATAGACGTCTATGACGAAATCGTCCTAGATGAAGACGTCTATGAAGACTTCTACCGGCCACAACACCTATGCAATAGATAACAATGGCCGAATAAGGAATTCGGGGCAAGGTCTAATGATATCAAGGCCTTGCCCCTTTTTGTATGTAGCCAAAAGTGCAAAAAACCAGAAAACTATTCATCCGATGGATAGATTTCTAGGTTAATCCTGTTAACCGCTTCCGTTGTCGGAGCATCCTTGTCCAATCCCCATATTTTTCTCTGATCACCGTAAAGCTTAGAAATCGCAATGGATATATCTTTCATCGTCGAGGCAAGCCGCCTATAATCCTCGGGCGTTTCGGCGTCCTTGACTTGTTGCCGAATCTGCTTTTTGAGCTTGGCCGTAATTTTTAGCCAGTCAGAGATATCGGAGCGTTGCAAATCGGCTATATCCTTAGCGGCAATCCCCTTATCCTTGCCCATATTCGGGCTCGGCTCGGAAACAATT